AATTTAACCCCGTGCTGATCGAAGTCATCATCGCCTCGAACGTAAAGAGCTAAGTGAACCATTTCATGAAGAAGGGTTTGGAAAATAGTAATGAAGTGCCCACAAGAACCAGAACTTATTTCGATAGCCATATCAACTTCATCAAAGCAACCATATATATTAGGGTTTTTAATAACACGGAACTTAACTTTAGAAGACTTAGGCATAGGAAGGGTATTGAAAGGAGCCATTAGGCACGCCATGTTGTATAGAATTTCTAGATTCTTCTTAGTTAACGTGGTTTTCATATGGTTATTATACTAAATAAGTTGCGACTTAAACCCAAAGTAGTATAAAATAGTCGAATTAGCTGCAAAAATAATATCATAGGTGACACAGCAACCCATGCAAACTAGAAATACTGAAGAAGATCAAGAAATTACCCAATTTGACGACGACGCCGTTGTTATATACCCCCATATTGAAGAAAATATACCTATCCCTAAGAACGTTAGAGAAGCCTTACCTGATTTATCTAACCAAGAAGAGATAGAAATGCTGGCTAATACAGTAAAACTTATCTCAGACTTAACCGGACAGCAAATTGAAGCTACGCAAGAGGATATAGATGAAGCCAAAACGGTGATAAAGACTATGATTAAAGAACCTCAGACCAAATTACAGATTAAAAAATACAAAAATGGTACATTAGCAAGCCTAGCTGGCATGGTGGCAGAGTTAGATGCACAAGTAGTAGATGACTTAAAGGATCTAAAGACGTTTGTAATCAACGGACTTATTAAGGAAGCGACGATGTCAGACAAATCTAAAGAACGTATTACAGCACTACGGGCAATTGGCGAGGTAGATGGGGTCGATGCATTTAAAAAACATACTGAAGTGGTGCATAAGAATATGTCAATGGATGATATAGAAGATAGATTAAAGACACTTGTAACTAAACTCCAAAAACGACTAGAAGAAAAAAACGTTGAAGGTGAGATTGTAAATAATGGTGAGTAATGTAAATAAAAAGTTAACACCTGAAGAGATTAAGAAAGAACAAGAAAAAAGAATACTATCATTTATTAATTTTCTAGCGGCTCACAAACAGCTATTAGAAAAAGAAGAGGCCGAACTAGTCGACATGCTGGTGGAGGCTACGAGTGGTAGGATAGTACAAGATGTAGGTAGTACAAGTTTTTTAGAATTTATACAACACGTTTATCCAGGGTATATGGTAGGAGCGCATCATGCTAGATTGGCTAAGATATTTGAAGATATTGCTGCAGGAAAGAAAAAAAGAGTTATTGTTAACATTGCTCCTCGGCACGGTAAGTCGGAGCTTATATCCTACCTTGCGCCAGCGTGGTTCTTGGGTAAGTTTCCACACAAAAAAGTTATTATGGCATCTCACACAGCTGATTTGGCAGTTGGTTTTGGTCGTCGTGTACGTAATTTGGTGGGTAGTGATGCGTATAAAGACATATTTCCGGCGGTAGAACTACAAGCTGATAGTAAATCGGCATCACGATGGGGGACAAACTTTAATGGGGAATATTTCGCAATTGGTGTTGGTGGTGCCCTCGCTGGTCGCGGGGCTGATTTGTTTATCATTGATGATCCACACTCCGAGCAAGACGCCAAGTTGGGTAGAGCGGATGTTTTTCTGCCTGCTTGGGAGTGGTTTCAGTCTGGCCCATTACAACGTCTTATGCCGGGCGGTGCGATTATTGTAGTGATGACACGATGGTCTAAACTTGATCTGACAGGTCAGATTGTGAACCAGATGGTTAAGAATGACGAAGTAGATCAGTGGGAAGTGGTTGAGTTTCCAGCTATAGTTGAAGATAAAGACGGAACTGAGAAACCTTTATGGCCTGAGTTCTGGAGTTTAGAAGAATTATTAAGTAAGAAAGCAGCGTTAGATGTAAGATATTGGAACTCACAGTACTTACAGAATCCAGTATCAGAAGAAGGTGCGCTAATTAAAAGAGAGTGGTGGAATATATGGGAAAGTGATGATCCACCTGATTGTGAATTTACAATTATGAGTTTAGATGCTGCCCAGGAGGCGAATAATAGAGCGGACTACAATGCGCTCACCACTTGGGGCGTCTTTTTTAACGAAGAAACCAATAACTATAATATAATACTGTTAAATTCAATTAAGAAACGATTAGAGTTTCCTGAACTCAAAGAAATATGTATAGAAGAGTATAAAGAGTGGGAACCTGATGCATTTCTCGTTGAAAAGAAATCTAATGGTGCGGCCTTATATCAAGAATTTAGACGTATGGGTATTCCTGTAGGTGAATTCACACCAGGTAAAGGACAAGATAAGATTAGTCGGGTCAATGCAGTGTCTGATCTATTTAGAAGTGGCATAGTGTGGGCACCTGACAGACGATGGGCTAAAGAAGTAATAGAAGAATGTAACGATTTTCCAAGTGGTGCTAATGATGACCTTGTAGATAGTACAACGTTAGCATTAATAAGATTTAGACAAGGTGGATTTATTAGGTTACCTAGTGATGAAGCAGATGATATACCAGGATTTAGAAGTTCTCGAAACAGATTATATGCAATTTAAGGAAACAATATGGCAATTAACGTAGATAAAAGTATAAGTCAAGCACCTCAAGGCCTAGAAGAATTAGCGATGGGCCAACCAGATCTTTCTATTGAGATTGAAAACCCAGAAAGTGTAACGCTTGATGATGGTAGTATGGAAATTACTATTGTGCCTGGTAAAGATGTTGCCGGTGATGAATTCAATGCAAACTTAGCAGACGATATGAATGAAGGTCAGTTGACTGAGTTGTCAGGTGATTTACTTGGTGAGTTTGATGCTGATATTAATTCAAGAAAAGATTGGTTAACTACGTATGTAGATGGTTTAGAGTTACTAGGTCTAAAAGTAGAAGACAGAACAGAACCGTGGCCCGGCGCATGCAATGTGTACCACCCCTTGATGACAGAAGCGCTGGTTAAGTTCCAAGCTGAAACTATGATGGAGACATTCCCCGCTGCAGGCCCAGTTAAAACAGTAATCATCGGTAAACAAACAAAAGAAAAAGAAGATGCTGCCGAACGTGTAAAAGATGATATGAACTATCAGCTCACGGACATGATGCCTGAATATAGACCTGAACATGAACGCATGCTATGGGGTCTTGGTTTATCAGGCAATGCATTTAAGAAAGTTTATTATGATCCATCGTTAGAGCGTCAAGTGGCGATGTATGTTCCTGCTGAAGATATTGTAGTGCCATACGGCGCATCTAATCTTGAAACAGCTGAGCGTGTAACCCATGTGATGCGTAAAACAAAAAATGAATTACATAGATTACAAGTAGCAGGGTTTTATCGTGATGTAGATTTAGGTGAACCATATTCAGATATTGATGAAGCTGAAAAGAAAATCGCAGAGAAGTTAGGATTTAATCCGACAGAAGATGACAGATATAAAATTCTTGAATTACATGTTAATTTAGATTTAGAAAATGGTGATAGTGAAGACGGTATTGCATTACCTTATGTAGTTACAATTGAAAAAGGTACAGGCACTATCTTAGCGATTCGTCGTAATTGGAATCCAGATGATAAATTAAAAGCTAAGCGTCAACACTTCGTTCACTATGGTTATATTCCAGGTTTTGGTTTTTACTGTTTTGGTTTAATTCATTTAATTGGTGCATTTGCTAAATCAGGTACTATGATTCTTCGTCAGTTAGTTGATGCAGGTACATTAGCTAATCTCCCCGGAGGTCTCAAGTCTCGTGGGCTACGCATTAAAGGGGATGACACTCCGATTGCTCCAGGTGAATGGCGTGATGTAGATGTACCAAGTGGTGCAGTGCGTGACAACATCTTACCGCTTCCTTATAAAGAACCAAGTCAAGTTCTTAATCAATTAATGAACCAAATCATTGAAGAAGGTAGACGTTTTGCTTCTGCTGCTGATATGAAAGTATCAGATATGTCTGCTAACTCTCCAGTGGGTACTACATTAGCAATTCTAGAAAGAACTCTTAAAGTAATGAGTGCAGTTCAAGCACGTATTTATTATGCGATGAAGCAAGAGTTTAAATTACTTAAAGGCATTATTCGTGATTACACACCAGAAGAATATTCTTATGATCCTGAAGTAGGTGATCGTCGTGCTAAGCAAGCCGACTATGATAACGTAGATGTTATTCCAGTCAGTGATCCTAATGCTGCAACGATGTCACAGAAAGTGGTTCAGTATCAAGCGGTTATGCAAATGGCACAAGCTAATCCACAAATCTATGACCAAGTAGAATTAAACAAACAAATGTTAGAAGTGTTGGGCGTTAAGAATATAGGCAAACTTATACCAAGCACTGATGATCAGAAACCAAAAGATCCTGTATCTGAAAATATGAATATCATCAATGGTAAACCTGTAAAAGCATTTATTTATCAAGACCATCAAGCTCATATTCAAGTGCACATGATGGCTATGCAAGACCCTAAGATTCTACAAATGGTAGGACAGAACCCACAAGCAGGCGCAATTCAAGCAGCAGCTATGGCACACATTAATGAGCACGTAGCGTTTGAATATAGAAAACAACTTGAAGAACAATTAGGTGTTCCATTACCTAAACCTGATGAAACATTACCAGAAGATATAGAGTTTGAATTATCTAAGGTTATGGCTGAAGCGGCTAAAAAACTTTCTGCTAAGTCTGCTGCCGAAGCACAACAAGAACAAGCTCAACAACAGCAACAAGATCCAATTATACAAATGCAACAACAAGAGTTACAACTTAAAGCTCAAGATTTACAAATCAAACAGCAAAAAACTATGGCAGATATTCAAGCAGATCAAGCTAGACTTGAACTTGATAAGATGCGTATTGAATCACAAGAACGTATTGCCGGAGCTCAGTTAGGTGCTGATACTGTGATGGCTAATAAAGAACTAGAAGCTAAAGAAATTCTTGAAGG